ATGAAAAAGACAATGTTCATCATTGCAGCAATGATATTCGGCATCGTATATTTCGATAAATATAGATTTTTATTAAAAAAATATGAAACTGACATTATTGATGTTGAATAATAGTATAGAATTAATAAACCTCTTAGGCATAGGCTTAAGAGGTTGTTTTTATGATTTTTAATTTTAAAAAGGGCAGAAAAAGGGCATACAATAAAGTTTTAAGTAAAAAATAGTTGTTTTATAGTAAGTGAAATAGCTAAAATTGTAGAGATAAAAGTGATGAATCCCAAAATTATACTTTTAATAAATGAAAGTTTAAATTTAATTAGTTCATCTCTTTCTTTAATGTCTGAGTTATTATCGAATATCCAATTATATATATTAGAAGTGAAACTTCTTACGGTTTTTACTAATATATATGCCATTAATGAAGAAGTTAAAATAATAAAATAGTTATCAAAACCATTAAGTTTTTGAATATCTTTAACAACAAATATATATATATTGTATGAAAGGATTAGGAATAAAGAGGTTAATTTAACTATTTTAAAAAGTATGCCATTTTTTATGTAAAATGACATATATATAAATAATAAGTATAATCCAACAATTGTAAACATAAGTATTATAGAAATTATGAGTGCTAATAATTTAATTAATTTATCATTTATAAATTCTGTAGTTAAAGCTAAAATGAATATGTATACAATTAAAGTATAAGGGATTAAAAATACAGTAGCTATAATATTTTGGAAGAATGTTTTTAAGTCGTTTTTGTTTATTTTCTGTTTAAAAAAATTGTGAAATTTTTGTATTCTTTGTTTATTGAACATTAACTATCGCCAGCCTTCTCTAATTTATTCATCATATCTTTATCCATCTGCTCAGTCACATGACTGTATATCTGCAAGGTCGTTTTATGGTCTGTGTGTCCTACACGTTGCATAATGGCTTTAAGTGATATGCCTAATTGTGATAATAATGATATGTGGCTATGACGCATAGTATGGCTTGTTATGTGCTTTCTAATACCTACATTGTTTGCAGATTGTTGCATGTTTCTATTGATGGTACTAAGTGACATAGGATTACCACGATAATTAGTGAATATGAAGCCTCTATCTTGATACATAGATTCCCATTGAATAGCCTTTTTGTTTTCTAACATAACTTTTCTTAATATATCGCAACTACGTGTAGTTAAAGAGATTGTTCTATAAGATGATTCAGTTTTAGTAGTATCTTTAAAACCTACTGCGTTACCTTCATTACGCCAATGAATAGTACCGTCTATTTCTAGTGTCTTTTTGTCAAAGTCAATGTTATTAGGTTGTATGGCTAGTAATTCACCTATACGCATACCGTTAAGTGCTTGAAATTCCATAATATAAGCAGTCATGATGAAAGAACGTTTCATATAACCAGCACGCTTTGAATTAGCTATTTCATGTAAGTTGTCTACAATTGCTTTTACTTCATTCATTTCAAGATAATTTTCACGCTTAGCTTTTACTTCTTCTCTTGTAGTAGCCTTTTTGGGAATAACAATATCATCTAAATAACTAATATCTGTAAGTTTATATTTGCGTTGAATGTACTTCATAATGTTTCTTATGATGCTCATAGCATCTTTAACAACTTTATGACTTATATTATCTTTAACAGCATTGTCTACTAACTTTTGAACAACATCGCTATTCATATTTTTGACTAGAATATCTGAATTTATATTGCGTTTGATATGCTTGATTTTGTATTTTTTAGTTTTAATTGTAGATTGTTTTGAACCTGATGTTTTTACGTATCTATCTAGCCATTCGTCACATGCTTGATGGAAAGTAAGTGTTTTTAAGTCAATTGGTGTCTTGTCGTTTATCTTCGCCTCTATACGCTCATTTAAGAGCCTTTGAGCCTCTTTCTGTGACTGCTTACCATTTTTATTAAGTACCACGCTAACACGTCGCCATTTGTTTGTGAGAGGGTCTTTGTACTTCTCATAGAAACGGTACTGTGTTTGATTATGCTTATTAGTGAATTGCTCATGCCACATTTGTCATCCCTCCTTAAAATATAAAATAAATAGGGTAGGCGTACTACCCTAAAAATAGTTTGTTATCATTTAGATTGATCATTGTTGTTGGTGCCTTGTTGGGCGTCACCTTCAGTTTCAGTGTTTTTTTGAGTGTCCTCTTCTGCTGTTTGTTGTTCGTTTTTATCACTATTCTGTTGACTGTTAGTTTCTGAAGCCTTCTGACCGTTGTTAGAATTCTGTTGATTACTTTGTTGTTTATTCTTTTCTGCTAATTCTTTTAACCTCTGTTGTCTTTCTTCTTCATTTTTCTTCAACATACTTTTGTATTCTTCCATTTGTTGCTTATTTGCAAGATTATTAGCTCCTATTTTTTCGCCAGTTTCTCTATTAATGATTACTTCGAATGGCATAGGCGTTGAAATTCCATTGTAATAATATTTTACATGATACTCATCTTGGTTAGTTCTGTCTTTATCTATATGGAAAGAATTCCAATCAATGTTTTGAACATCAATTACATCTCCACCAGGAAAGTCTTTAGCTTGTTCAATTGCTGCAGCTTCCCCTATATCATTTGCGCTGTTATCCGTAGAGGTATTAGTTTCATTGTCTTGATCGTTAGTGTTAGCTGTTTGCTCATTTGACTCTACATTATCTTTTTGGTTTGTGTTATTTGAAGAGGTATTATTATTTGCACTTGTTTCGTTTTCTGAATTATTCTTCTGTGAATCATTATTGGTTTTTTCTTCTGTTTTGTTGTCTGATTTGTTATTAGATTCTTTATCTGAAGAATTATCGTTATTGCATGCTCCTAAAACTAATGTCCCAGTTAATAGAAAGATTAAAAATTTCTTCACTTTAAAATACTCCTTTAAATAATAATTGTTTTGTGAAAATACTCAATGAATTATTGCACATACTGAGATTTTCCATTCCACATTCCCCTGTTGTTATATATTATTCATCTTATTCAAGCGTCTTATTTAAAGACTTTTTATATTTGGTGAATATAGAATCATCTATTTCGCCATTCATTTGTAATAAATAATTATTTTTAGAATAAGTATGTGAATATAGGATAGCGCTAGAATTACCTAACTCATCGTAGTATTTCTTAGTTTCTTGTAGATCATCATCACTTTTAAACATAAATAATCTAGCATTCTTTCCATCTTCAATTTCAAACACTCTAGCTTTTTCTGCCTTCATAGGTGCAGCACCATAATCTTCTTTTTTCATTTCTTTTTCGTTTTTCACATTTAAATCATCTTCTTTAAAACCTTTAATTACTTTACTTGGTTCAATTGTTTTACCACAGGCTACTAAAACTAACAGGATTGTTAATAATAAAAATGATACCTTTTTCATCAAAGATTTCCCCTTTGTTATGTATTATTCTTCTTTCTCTAATCCTATAATTAGCATTAGCACTGCTGAAATAAGCATAAATGGTACAAAAATAGAAGTTATTAAAAAGCCACTAATCATTATTATATAAAATTCATCAATTTTGTATTTACCAAATTTCATAATGTCCTCCTAATGATTTTTATTTTAATGTTATGTGTTAAATGAGTTTATGTTGAATATCGCTATTAATATTAATGAACTCCTAATATTGCATGTGTAAGAGCCTCCTTAATTAGTATTTGTCTAGTTTATTTAGAATATCTTCTTGTGTATTGTCCCAATCTTTAACTTCTTCTTTGCTATATTCATAATTATTTCTCGTCTCTTTTTGGATGTTAATTTTAGTTCTGAAATAATCATCTAATATAATTTCAATATTTTTTCTATCTGTCTCTGATAATAAGTTTCTTTTATAGAATTTATTGTTATTTGTGTCTTTTAGGTGAAATGATAAATCGTTTAATGGTATTGAAAGATATAATGTTTTCTTTTCGTTATTGTCAAAATATGTTAATTCGAATGGTTCGGCTATTAAATTTAAATTATTAATAAACTTTTTTTCGTTATCTGTTAAATAACCTTTTCTCAATGATCTATTTGCTTTCTCTGCGTCGACTATTGGAATCGTTTCTAACTGTATTTGATTATTAGATAACTCAGCAATTTTATTAACGTGAAAATTATATTCTTCATAACTATCCGATAATTTTTCAAGATACGTATCTAAAAAATCATAAGTAGGCAGCCCTTTCTTACCATTTTCAATGCTACTAATATGTCCGTGAGAGTAGCCTATTGTATCTGCAAAGCGACGGAGTTTTATATTTTTATGCAATCTAATTTTTCGTAAATAATCGCCAATTTTTATGGCTATTTCATTAGTATCCATATTTTCACCTCATTTAAAATATACCATCTTTTTATTTTTAGGAAAACAAAAAACAAAAACGGTTGCTATTGTTAGAGAGGGTATGCTAATATATGAGTAACCAATAAAACGAATTTGGTTTATTGGTATAATTTTTGAAGGAGTGATATCATGTCACGTGCTAAATTACAAAATTTTCCTACAAGAGAAAATACAATAACAGAACCGAAACAAGTAGTAGTTAAGCCACTATTTGCTAAACCATCAGTGCTAAGTGAGATTTTTGGTATTAGCTATTCATCAACCAGACGAATATTAATAGAGTGGGAAAAAGATCATAAAGGTATTGATGATTTATATTACTCACTATCATCAACGATGACAGTTATTAGTATTCCACGTTTTGAAGAGTACATGAAAAAACGTCATAAAGATTGGATGTAGAAAGGAGTGGAGAATATGAAGTTACATTTTCTATATATTGGGATTATTATTTTAATGACTTTGTCAGTTGCTTTAATATTTGATGTTTTTATAGCCTTTGCAATTTTTATTTTAGCGTCGGCATATGGAATTAAATTATTGGAGGTTGAATAAAATGAAAAACAAACAAAACTTAAATAAAAATATTAAATTCAGAGAGGAAAATGAACAATGGAGTCAAATAATGAATTGGGAAACTAAAAGTTTGATTGAAGATGTAGATATTATTAAAAGAAAAATCAAAGATGCAGTTACAACATTTTGTTGGTTTGATGATGATTATTTTACGTATGATTCAGGGCACCAGTTAACTAAAGATGAAATATTAAAACATGGTGCCAGTTATCATGAACACCGTTGTTACATCACGCAACACATTGATTTATTAAATATGTATCTAAAAGAGCTAGATACAGTTTTAAAAGACATAGAAAAATGCGCATCTGATGTAAGTTTGGCGACAGAATCAGATAACGCATAAATTTAACAAATAAACAACAGAGTAATTTAGAAATTACACATTATTATTATAACACCTTTACTTTGTTGTTTCATTAGAGGTGTAAAAATTGAATGAAATTAAATTAGAATATGATACTCAAGTTTCTGTAATTTGGTATGGAACTTTGGATTCAAGATCGTTTAAACAGTTTTCGCAGCCTAAATGGAGTGAGTTAGTTAATAGATTATCTATACCACAAAACAATACTAATAAATATGCTCGTGGTGTTGCTGTTTATGGTGATATTAAAGACGATACTGATGAAAATGGTAATGAGTATAAAAAATACCGTAAAGACGGAAACGTGATTTATCGTGATGTCCTAGTGCTGGACTACGACGACGTTCCTAATTTGAGATTACTACACGATGCAATTACGGAGACTTTAAAAGGTGTTTCCTGGATGTACCACACTACATTTAATCATCGAACAGAAAGTTCTAGAGTACGATTGTATACGCCTTTGAGTGAGCGTATAAGTGCAGATGAGTACCGTAAATATACAAAAGTATTAGCGAATAAGATAGGTCATCCAGTAGATGAGGGAAGTTTTCAACCTAGTAGAGCGATGGCTTTGCCAGTTTATATAAAAGGTAAATATCCTTTTCTATATAAGTATAATGACGCACCAATTTTAGACACTAATACTCTCAATCAGTGGTGTGATAAATACAGAGAAAAACATAAAGAATTAACTAAATTTAAATATCCAAAACGACGTGATAACGATTTCTGGAAGTCTATTGCATTTGGAGTCTCTACAGGTAATCGTAATCAAACTTTAACGTCATTGATAGGTGTATTACTCAATAGACGTGTACCAGATCCTTTAGTATACGCATATTGTTATATGTGGAATGAAAATTGTAAACCTCCATTAAGTTCAAGAGAGTTTAACGCCACATTTGAATCAATATACAAAAGAGAACATCAATAAGGAGGTTTAGTATGGGAATATTTCCAGATTATTTGGAAGATAAATCAATATTTGATGAAAAAGAATTTTTTGATGGAAATAGATTTAAGTTTTATGAGTTTGCTTTATTTCTTTATGAAGAATTTCATGGTTGCTATATCGACAATCGCCCTCATGTTTTTACAGGCAAGAAGTACGAGCCACTTAATATAGATGTTGTGCGTAAAATGACTATCAAATATATCCCGTCATTACGAGAACAACAAAATAAGGAAGTATACCAGAAGTTAAAAACTCTATGCATGAATAATTATCAAGAACAATGTTCGGCACGTTATATAGGATTGAAAAACGGTATATACGACACTTTTGAAGAAAAATTAAAGGGGTTTAGTCCTCAATACTATATAACCAATATTATTGATGTTGATTACGATGAGAATGCACAAAGTGATTTGATAGAAAAGTTCATCAAAGATATTTCTAATGAGGATGACGAAGTAGAACAACTGATTTATGAAATGATTGGCTATGGTTTATATCGTGATAATTTCTTACAAGTTGCTTTCTTTTATTATAGTCCCGGTGGCAATGGTAAGACTACTTTACTTAAATTATTGCACCATTTTTATAATCCAGAGAATACTACAGCATTATCTTTTAACGACTTAAACGATAAATTTAAACCTGCAAACTTACAAGGTAAATTAGTGAATATTGCAGATGATATTGATCCAAACAGAATCAGAGATACAGGCAACTTTAAAATTATTGTTACTGGTAACTACATTACACTTGAATTTAAAGGACAAGACGCTTTTGAGTTTAAGCCATATGTAAAACTCATCTTCGCAAGTAATGAGTTACCAATGAGTAACGATAAGAGTGAAGGTTTTTATAGACGTATGGTAATTATTCCTATGCTGCGTAAGTTCGGCAAAGGTGGGCAGAAAAAAGATCCAATGTTATTGAACAAATTGATAACACCACATAATATGTCAGCCTTACTTAATTTAGCTTTAAAAGGTTTAAAAAGAACATTAGAAAATAACGAGATTATCGAACCGAAAATTGCTAGAAAGACAAAAGAGGAATATCAATTTGATAATAATCCAGTTTTGCAGTTCATAGAAGATGCGACAGACAAGGATTATAGACAATTGCCAGTAGTAGAAGGGCGTAATACTGATAAAGCATACGAAATATATCAAATATGGTGTGTGAATAACGGTTATCATCATCTTAATAAGTTCAATTTTTCTAAAGAATTGGCGAAAATTGGTTATAAAACAGTTAGCTATTATTCAAGAGTAGAAGAAAAAAGTAAAAGATTTTATAAAAAAGAAAACACCATAAATATATATGATGTTGATGGTAGCATATTGAAAAAGCTCACAGAATAAGTGTGAGTAAATTAATATAAGTGTGAGATTACAAACATTAATATATCAATACTTTTAAAGGTTTTCTCACACCTCACACTTTATTTTAACTTTAAAACAGATAAATCGTTATATGAATTATATATGTTCAATTACTTAATTTATCTGTGAGGTGTGAGAAATAAGCTGTAACACTTGATATTAAAGCGTTTATATCATTACAAGTAAGTGTGAGAAAAAATATATAGTGTGAGGTTTTAAAATGAACAATGTAAAAAATAAGATTATTAAATATATAACCGAAAATGCTGGCACATCGTTTGTAGAAATCGAAAAAATTTTTGATGAGAATCATTTTGACTACAAAGGTAACGGAGCTTATACCAGTGCAGAGAATAACAACATTGTATTTTGGTATGGGTGGAATGAACAAGCTTTTAATGTGGTTAGCAGTCTAGTTAACGAAGGATTAATAGATATGAAAATATGTGAGCCAGTCATTTATATGGTTGACGGTAAAGAATTAAATTTACCAGTTCTAAAGTCATATGATATAGATACTTACCATTGGCTACCAATTACTTTTAGTGTGAATAAAGGGGTGTCGTATGAATAATTTAAAAGATAAAGTATTAGAATTTATTCGAGAGAATGGAAGCACTTATATATATGAGTTAAAACCACTATTTGATGAAGCAGGTATACCATTTGAGGGTGATAGATCACTTACGTTTGATGGTGATAAGAATAAAGTGTTCTTTTACCACTGCACAACGGAATCAGGTTCAGTTATACAGGAGTTGTATCAAGAAAATAAAATATCAATCATTCATAACCCACGATATGTTGAGAGGTATTTATTAGATGGAAAAGTACCACTATTACCATTAGCTATCACTAACGATGTAGATAAGCCTTCATGGGTTCCGGTAGTATTACGAATAAAAGATAAAGGAGCAAACTAAATGAATGTAGAGATTATCGCAAATCAATTTGAAACAAGAGCAGGTACGTTATTAAGATATTACACTGGCTTATTAGAAAGTAGTAGAGAAACACCGTTTGGATTCAAAATATATAATGATCCGTTTGATATGGTTTATGTAGTTATGAATGGTAATTTATACGGTCACATATATATCAAGGATTGTAATGTGAGAAAAGCGTTTGAGTTAGCTTCTCCTAAGCACACTGAGGGGCTTATAAGAAGTATTGATGGTTATTATGCAGGTTATGAATTACATGATGATAAAACGCTCTCTATAAGCGATATGATGGCTGATAATCTATTTAATGATGAGTTTTTTATGTATGGGTTACAAACTTACGCAGAATCTAATAATAGTGATGTGTTCGACTATATGGAAAAAGGCTTTGACTCAGATACTGTTGAGGGCATTCAGTCCAGTAATGCTGATGTGATAGGTAATATTGAAATGTTGTATCAGTTAGCAACAGGGATTAATGAACCAGCAACAGAATTAGTTGAGGGATTAAAGTTGGTTACTGCATTTGTACAAGATGAGAATGCTACACAAGACGATTATAAGACGTTAGAGCGTAAGTTAAGTGAATTGAAAGAATCGTACTATAGTGTGAGTAAGTAGGTAAATAAGGGGTCACATGTAGTGTGTGGCTCCTATATAAAAACTAAAAAAAGCTAAGCGCTTAATTTTCATGAGGGGTTAAAATGCAAATTAATTAGAACATATGTTCTTGTGTCGTAGTGTGTGATAGTATATGAAAAACACTTATAAAAGTTGTTAATTCAATGTTTATTAGGATTGTTAAGTAAAAAATAAAATGAGTTAAAACAGGAACATAAGTTTGTGTTTTTAGTGTAATTTTGATATAATTAGAGTGTGGAGAAAAATTGAATGTATCAGTACCGTTTTAGGGAGTTAGTAAACAGAAAGGGAATACTAAATAAAACGAGGAATAAAACATGATAGATACATTAAATAAAAATCAATCTGTACCAAACGAATATTTAAGAGTTTATGACATAATTCAGAACTCAAATGAAAAGTATGTAACTAAGACTAAGATATTGAATCAACTAGGTTATCCCCTAAATAAAGCCAATGATAGATGGCTAACACAAGTTATTACTAGCTTAATTATTAACTATCAATATCCAGTAGGTTATAGCTATAAGAAAGATTCTAGAGGCTATTTCATTATCAGAAATGAAGATGATAAGAAACAAGCTATTTACAGTGTCAAACGTCAAATGTTAGGAACACAAGCAAGATTAGATGTACTTCAAAAACTAAGCGTGTAAGAGGTGTAGCATTTGGGAGTAGGACAAAGATATGCTGTTATTCAACTCAAAACTAAGTACAATGCTGCATTCTTAAAAAGTGAGTTTGATAAATGGGAACAACGCATTGATGATATGTACGCTTTACATTATCCAAGAATGTTTATTGATCCATACACTATGCAGTTGTCCTATGAATCAAACCACATAGAAGATTTGGCATTAAGTATTATCGAAGAACGTGAGAAGCTAGAAAAATTTAAGCATAAATCTAACCATGATTTAAAGAAGTTTAACATAATACTATCTAACTATAGTGAAAGTGAACAACGTCAGATAAAGAGGTATCAAAGAGATGACGTATTAGCTGATGAGAGCCTTATATTACGCATATGCGAGGATATAAGCCACATAGATAGTAAAGATAAGAATAATAGAAATACTGCTATACAAGAAGAAATTAAAGCTGATAAAGAGCGACGTAGGGCAGAAGGTAAGGCACGAAAAGAAAGAATTAAAGCACGTATGAAACAAGAAAGACAAGAAAAGCTATTACAAGCTAATTAAACAGAAAGAGGTATATATTATGACAACAACTACTTATCAAGGTACATCACAAGACGTATGGAGTGTATTATTCGATAACAGAAAGTATAAAGATTTATTAGATGAAGTAAATAAATTAATCGAAGACACTAAGCGTTTATACAAGCAAGGCTATCGTTTAGAGGCTATAGACGAACAACAAAAGCCTAAAGTTACTGAACTAGAAAATAAATTCAAACAGTTTGCTACAGATAGATTAAATGAAATAGAGCAACGCTGTAATGAGATTGAGAAAGAAAGTCAACAAGATAGTGTTAAAGATCCACAAACCGAAATTATTAAACGTCAGAATTTAGAAGCTAGATTATCATTCTATAACGATAGTGAGATTGTAGACTATATCAATAGTAAAGATGTAACGAATACTGATATTTATGAATTAAGTTTGTTGCAACAAAAATATGACAATCAATTAAACGAATCACAACAACGTCAAGTTGCATTTAAACTCGAGGAATTAAAACAAGGTGTTTTATATCCATACACTACAAACGAAGAATACAAGAACTTAATGTTTGAATATAGCGTCATTAACCAAACAGGAATGGCTAAAACTGGTGTAGTTATTACTAAGAATGAACAGTATGGTGGCGTTGAAATTAAACCACTTACTGAACGTTATAAAAATGCGATTGATGAAGTGAAACAAAGTAACAATCGAAGATAATTAAACAATTTGCCTATCCTTAAATGGGTAGGCTCATTCTAGTTATAAGGAGTGATGATATGGACAAATTAACGCCAAAACAAGAACGTTTTGCGAATGAGTATATAAAGACACTCAACGTTACTCAAAGCGCTATAAAGGCAGGATATAGCCCCAATAGTGCACATGTAACAGGTAGTCGATTACTACGTAAAGATAAAGTAGACGAATATATTAAAAGTAAGAAAGACGAGATTATGGACGATACTATTTTATCAGCCAAAGAGTTACTGTATTTATTAACTCAAGCAGCAATAGGTGACGAGACGGAAACTAAAGAAGCTATAGTAAAGAAAGGTACTTTTGAACGAAACCCAGACACTGGAAGAATGAACCTCGTATATAATGAGCATGTGGAAACAGTAGATGTACCTATCAAGCCTAGTGATCGCATGAAAGCTCGCGATTTACTCGGTAGATACCACAGCTTATTCACTGAGAAAGTAGACTTGAATGTAGCTACACCAGTGTTTATTGATAGTATTGGAGAAGATGAAGAAAAAGAATGA